AATTATAATTTAGAAATTAGAGAACAATCAGAAGATAGAGCACATCGTATTGGTCAAACTAAAAGTGTAACTTATATAGATTTAATTATAGATAAAACAATTGATAGTCATATTATCTCTGCATTAAAACGTAAGATTAAAATATCTGCTGAGACTATGGGTGAAGAAATTAAGAATTGGATTTAGATAATTCTTTTAAATCGTGTTCTCTATCTAAGAATTTATATTCTATTTTGTGAGTTGTAAAATCTTTATCTATTTTTTTACAAATAGTTTCTGGATCAAACTCTCCACAACTATAAACATCAAATTGCATTAGTGCTGGATGAACTTCATCCCAGATATGCATTACGATGTGTGATGTTTCAATTATTGCTGCTCCAGTAATTCCTCTGTTGCCTACCATGTTAGAATATTTAACATAAGGCCCCATCATTACTTTCATTCCGATTTGTTCTATGAATTCGCTTAACCAACGCCTAAGAAACTCCTCGTCCATTGGCGGACGGTATACTTCTGCTCTTACTATTAGATGCTTGTGAACTAATAATTTATTTTCATTCATTAACTGACATTGTATAAAATTTTTCGACTCTGTCAAACCACTTTGCCTCATATTCTGATAATTTTATTTTGTCCATTTTGAACTCTTGGTACTGTCCGTCCTTAGTACAGATGGCAATGATGCCTTGCTCTATAGGTCCATAATTCTTTTTGTGGGCTAGAGAGTAAGCTGCAACTTGGTAAAAGTAATCTTCAATCCAGTCTTCTCTCTTTAATTTATTAGATTGTTTAAAATCTATAATAGTATCCTTACCATCAAACTTACCTACAAGATCAGTTGAACCTGCCCATCTAGCTTCATATTGGAGATTTATTTCATTACCGTAGACTTCTTTAAGAGGCTCTAGGTTATCTATAATCTTGTGTGCCATGAGCCGTGATTGTGCCCCGTCTGAGCTCAAATTAAGGTACCCTATACCATTAATGTAGTTCTCCAAGACATAGTGCATCTCCGTGCCTCTAGAGGCCGCTTTGGCGGTTATAGCCTGTGCTTCTTGGTATCCAACTCGCTCTCTCCAAGCATCTAGGGCTGCTTTCTTATCTTTAGAAGCAGTCTTGGCTAATATGGTTGTAACGGAAGGAACTTTCTTTTCTCCTACTAAATAGGTCCGTGGGCCGTGGTCATCGTCCCTTGCGTAACGAACATAAGGGTACTTATCTATTCTTTTAAAATCTGTAATTATGAAGCTGGAATCTTGTCTAATAAGTTTCATACCCCTTATTAGATTAACTATTGGTAATGGTCAATTATTATTTAGTGAATTTAAACGCTATAACTATAAGCGTAAGGATCAAGGCTCCCATACCACCAATCATGGACCAAAGGATCTTGTCTACTTTCTTTTCTATTTTATAGATAGAACAACTCATGTGCTTTAAATGATTGTTTTTAATTACTGATATATCTTTTTTTAAATTATCTACTCTATTATATAAATCTATCATATGTTCATCTAATCTTGATTTTACAATTCTTCTCATCCTTGTCTCGCAATTTGTTGTCCTGCTATATCAAATGGAAATAGTCCAGCATACTGTTGTGCTTTATCCATAGGTTGAGTAGGTTGAACTGTTGGTGTAACTCCCGTTGTCATTGGAGTTCCTGGCGTATTAGCTGCAAATATATTTGTAGGTGGTGATTCAGGACTTGGTGTTGCCTGAGCTACAGGTTGAGCTGTAGGAATTTGAGATCTAGGTTCTTGTTTTTGCAATGGTTGTTTTTCTATTATCTTTGAATTTTCTATTGCGATATCAGCTTCTTCTTTATCAATTAATCCATCACTTGCCATTTTTGCAACAAGTTGTCTAAAAGCAATTGCCTTTTCTCCAGCAGTTGGTGCTTTAATACCTTGAATTAAAAATTTATTAAAACTTGGACTTAATAATAATTTACCTACTACATAAGGTCCTGCTAAAATTGCAGCAGCTCCTCCTGATATTCCTCCTCCTGCATACCCAGCTCCACCAAAACTTACAATAGAACCAGCTGCTCCTGCTTGTTTTAATTGAATAAATACACCTCCAGCCAAACCCCCTGATCCTGTTTTAGAAAGAGTACCTTGTGAAAACTGTAATGTGCGAACTAATTTATCTAATTGAGCTTTTTCACTTGTTGAAAATAATTCTTTTGTAGTTCCTGCATATGAATCTAAACTTTTTTTCAATGCTGTTGAATTAATGTATGTTCCATATTGTGCATCACCTACTGTAGCTTTTCCAATAATATTATTTAAAAATTGCCCTTTTAAAGAATCCTTTAATTGACTTGCAAGTTCAGTATTTCCTTCAGCTGCAAATCTTCTATTTATAATATCCAATGTTCTTTTAACAGTTTCTGGTTTATCCGATCTAGATACTATTGTTTCAAATATAACTGCTGGATCTTCTTTTTCTAATAGACGTGTTATTACTTTTTCATTAAAATCTTGTTTTCCTAATTTATATTCATTTTGAATTGTTTGATATCCTTTTTTAATATCTTCGGGAAATGTTTTTGATGCCATAGTATTATCCATTGCTTCTGTAATACCTTTAGCCATTGCTTTTTGTGCTCCTATTTGTTTTGCACTGTCTTTTGCTGTTAGATCTCTTCCCATTGATAAAATATCAGATCTTAAATTATTTGCTTCTGAAAAACTTAAAGCTTTTGGAGTCTTATCTAAATTAGATTGTAAAAGTCTTTTTACATTAGGTGTATTAATACCTTTTAATGGTAATTTATTTATTTCTTGTTGAAGTAAATTTCTATAAGCAGTCATATCTACTATACTTTTATAAGCTAAATTTTCATCTATTAGTTTCTTATCAATAGCTTTATATCCAGCTGTCATTCTTTCTTTCCATAAATTTTGACTATTGGATATTGCTTGTTGAAATAATTTACCAGTACTTGTTTTATCTTGTGTTTTAATAAAGGGATCTACAAAATCTTTAACTGCAGATTCAGCAACTGTTTTAGCACCTTCTTTGGCTGCTCTAATTTCACCAGCTCCAAATAATGATTTTTCTGTTATATTTTGTAAGGTATCTATAAATTGATTATCCGCTTTTAAACCTAATGTTAATTGAGCATCTCCAGCCGCTTTTTGTAATTCAGCATCATATAATTTTGGATTTGCTTTTATTTTATCAGCTTGTTGTTTTAATATTAATTCTGATTCTTCTGCACCTTTTATTAAACTAATTTTAGGTCCTAATACTTTTGTTATTCCCTGACCAATTTTAATTGCAATAGGGGCTCCTATTAATTCTCCAGCACCTTGTTCAGCAGCTCCTCTTACAATTTCTTTAAAAACATCATCTTTAGGATCAAAAGTTACTGAGGCGGCACCTGCTGCAGTTCCACCACCAAGGGCAGCTCCGCCAGTACTTTTAGCTAATTGTATTAAAAATGGCAAAGATCTCATACCAAGTTTAGTAGCTGCAAGAACAGGTAATCCTAATCCTCCCGTAGCAATAGAACCACCAACACCTCCAGCTATCTCTAACGCTGCTCTATAAAATTCTGGAGAGGATACATATTCTTTTATTCTTTCAGCTGCCCCTGTATCTTCAGGAACATCCGTATCGCTAATGGATGGAGTTCTTTCTAATGCTGCTTTTTGTTCTGATTTAGTTTGAGCAGCTTTAAGTATAATTCTAGATTCTTCTTGTGTAGGAGTATCTCCTTGAATTTGTACGTCCCCTAAGCCTTCAATATTAATAATTCCCATTATTATTCTCCAGCTATTTTTTTAAGATCTGCTATAGATAATGTTTTTCTTCCTTCAGTTCTTTTTTCAACCCCTGTTTGTGATTGTGATTTAGTGGATAGAAGAGGAGAAGGTTTAATATCTAAACCACCTGTTTTAATATAAAGATCTATGTCTTCTTTTTTAAATCCTCCTAATTGAGAAGCCAAATGTTGATTTGCAATTTCTCTAAATCTTACTAATGATTTAACAAGATCTTCATCAGTATTATAAAATCTTGTTGATAATTCTTGTTTAAGCCTTTCAAATTCTGGAACAGTAACAGCGGCACCTGATCTATCTTTTAAAGTTATGTTTTGTAATGAAGCTAATGTAGATCTAACTTCTTTAGCATCAGGCAAATAACTAAGTTGACCCATTGGACCCATACCTGGTATATCTTTTCCTTTAGATGTATATTTACCAATTAAATCTTCAGCTTTTTCTAATGCAGTAAGTGTACTTATTTGTTTAGAGTCATTAACCGCTTTTCTTATTTTTTCTATTCTATCTTCTTGTTTTGATTCAAATTTATATTCTAATATATTAGTAGGATCTCTAGGATCTCTTTTTACTAATACTGAATCACCAGGTGCAGCTTCTAATCTTTTCTTTTCTTCTTCTGTAGCCGCTGTAAATCCAGGTTTAACTTCTTGTGCTTTTGCTAATTTAGCTAACTGATCTAATCTTTCTGTTTCAGCTTTATCTATATCTAATCTAGTTTTAACCACTTGTGGTATTGCTGCTCCAATATTAGAAGCAACTGCACCTAATTGTGATTGTCCTGGTTGTCTAGTTCCTGTTAATAACTGTGTAGCAATAGGAGCAAGTAACATAGCTGTTCTTTCACCTTCGCTTAATCCACCTAATTGATAATGTTTAGCTTTTAAGGAAGCAAGTCCACCTTTTTTAAAATGTGCTATATTTTTACTTACTGATTGTAAGTATACATTTTTAAATAATGTTCTAGTTAATACTTTATCCATTATGCAGTAGCCTTAGGTTGTAATGCTTGATATGTAGCATACGCTCCTAATCCAGTGCCTAATGATTGTGCTAAAGGACTCGTTGTTGGAGCCGTTGCAGCTGTAATTCCTGAAGTTGATTTAGGACCTGCGGCATATACGTTTGATAAAAACTCTACTCTTTGTAAAGGTTCTGTAGCTTTTTGTAATGCAGTTTGTCTTTCAGCATCTAGTGCTTGTTGTGCAAGTTGTCTTTCTAATCCACCTGCAGCCATTAATTGATTTATATCCGCTTGTGACATAGCTTGTTGTTGAAGACCTAATTGTCCTAATTGTTGCCCAGCTTGTAAACCTATTTGTTGTTGATTTTGTGCAGCACCTAATGCAGTTGTAAAACCTCTAGCTTGTTCTTGTCCAATTGTTCCAAGTCTTGCTCTTTCTTGTTCTGCTCTTTGAACACCTTCTCTACCACCACCAAATGCACCCGCCTGAACTGCTTTTCCAGCTAATTGATTTTGTGCCATAGAGGCTTGTCTATTAATTTCATCTAATACATAAGATTGATATGGATTATAAAATTGAGAAATGTTTGGACCTGCTTGTGCTTGTAACACAGAACCAATACCAGCTTGAGTTGTAGGTTGACCTACACCTGTAACTCCAGCTTGTCCAACTCCTTGTTGTTCTAATGCTCCAAGACCTGCAACTCTAATATCTGGTACATTTTCGTATATTGGTTTTTCTGCAGCACTACGTGCTATATCCATTAATTCAATTTTACGTTCTTCAATGCCTGGAGCTTCTCTAACAAATTGAGTAGTTGTATCAGGTTGTCCTCCACCACCTCCGCTACCTCCGCCAAGATATTGTCTTAGTCCTGTTTCTTCATTAATAGTTCCAGCCCCACCATGCATTTTAAGAAGTCTAGCTTCAAAGTCATTAATATGAGCAAGCTCAGTATCTCCCTCAATACCTTTACCAGAAATTTCTTTGTAAAGTATTTTAAATAAATCTATCTTTTCTTTTAATGTAATATTTTTTAAATCAATCATAATGGTTTCTCTAATTGCACGTGTGTTTTTATAAATCCTTTATGTTTAAGAATTTTTTCCCAACCTGGTCTTGTAAATATTTCCATCTTCTTACATCCTATTGATCTTGCCCAATTAACTACATTATCCATAAAATCTACCCAACTTCTATAATCTGTTCCTGTAGTTATTTTACAGTCACAAACTTTGTATTTAGGATACTGTCTTATTTCAGTAACACAAACACATTTAATTTTTTTATCTTTACCATCAAATGCTACCCATAATTGCATGGCTCCTTTTTCTAACCATATCTTTACGTCTTCAGCATCTGCAAAAGATCCTGCCCTTTCACAAGCTTTTTGTATTAGATCTTTAACTAAAACCCATACACCAGCAACTTCATTCGGTTTAAATACTATTAAGTCTAATTTACTTTTAGTATTTTTGGTATTGATTGGCAATACCGACACATTATCAATGTGCTGTTGCTTTTCTGCTTGCATCTAATAAATCATAAATTCTTTTAAAACGTTTTTGTTGTTCATAAAAGAATTCAGCTCCTAGTTTTCTCATTTCTTTAGCATTCTTAGGATTAGCTCCTGCTAATATACCTGCTCCTAAAACACCGTCTGTTCTTGTAACAAATTCTCCATCTGCTAATTGAGCTAACATTGTATCTTCTTCTTTATCTCCATTACCAGCACCATCTTCTACATAACCATTAGTTCTTATATAATTATCTTCATCATCTTCATCATGAATAGTTTTTGATGGTAAATAATTAACTCCACCATCTTTAAAATGATTTAAAGTAGCAAGTCCGCCTTGTTGTAATGTAATTGTTTCTCTTTTGTACGGACCAAATTTATCTCCACTTTGTACATCCGCTCTTTCTTCTGGAATATATTCTTGTTGTTCTAATTCTTTAACCTCTCCAGTTTTAGGATCTTGTGTATAAAATTTTCTTGATCTATATAAATCTGGATAGTTTACATTGTACGTAAACATACTTCTTTCATAAGGTTCTCTTTCAAATGCACCTGATAAATAACTTAGTGCAGGTAATCCAAATATAGCTGCTTTACCAATATCTAATTCTTTTTCTCCTGGAACTCCACCCTTAACTTGTTTTTCAAATGCATAACTATATGCATCTTTTGCTTTTTGTTTTGCTGTATCCAAGAAAGAAGTTTCAGCTGCTGGAGGTGTTTGAGGTATATTTATATTAGTGTTTCCTAAAGTCGTTCCTGAAAGATCTTGCATTGCTACTGATGGTGCAACCGATGGTGTAGCAGATAATGTTTGTAATTGATCAAACCCTAAACCACCTTCTATGCCTGTAGGCATTCCAGCGTAAGGATTAAATGCTCCTAGACCAGCTTGTGTTCCACCTTCTATTGCTGCTTGTGTTGCTGCTTGTGTTGCTGCTTCTGTAATAGCATTACCTCCAAAATTTTGTAATGCTGCGATTCCACCTTGATTAGTAAGAGCTGATAATCCAGCTTGAGTTCCACCTTCTATTGCAGCCGCAGGTGCTGCACTCATTAAACTTCCAATACCTGTTCCTAAATTGTATCCACCATATGCTCCGATAGCTGTACCTAATATTCTTCCTAGGCCACTAGCACCAGCTTTCTTAGAACTTTTATAACCTTGATATCCCCCATATATGGCGAGGGCAATTGTTAATGGATCCATATATAATAAATAGTTAACTAATTAACCATTTTAACGAATTTATTAGCTCTTAGCAATATCAGAGATATTAGGATCTATATCGCTATTGATTACTTTTCCTTCTATTTCAGTAGAGGTATCTGTCTTTTTAAACTCATCTATTAATCTACCTGTATAACTAAATTCTCCATGATGGGAGATATATTCATCTACTAATGCATACATTTTAATGTCTGCATGTTTACATAATTTACAGAAATAAAAGTCTTCTCCTGTATAGGTTTTATCATCTTTATTCCAGTAGGTATCAAAGAAATTATACATATGCTTTCTTTTAACTAATTTACCATCAATTAAAGTATGTTGGTTTATTGTAAATTCTGGGTATTCTTTTATTAGTTTTTCTATTACTGATCTTTTAATTAACATACATCCAGCAGGACCTCTTTCAACTTCTATAAAACCATTTTCAACTTTAACGTTGGTAGGATCTGGAACAGACATTGTATATTGATTACCTAATACTCTAGGATCTAAAGTTGAACCTTCTTTAATTCTACTTTTTATTTTATCAAAATCTAATCCTTTAATTGGATATGGAACAAGACAAATTTCTTTGTCATAATTAACCATCCTTTCAATCATCTTATAATTAAAAGAAATGTCGGAATCTATAAATAACATATGAGTACAACTAGATTCCATAAATCCAGATACACATAATTGTCTTCCCTGTGTTACCAAACTACTTTTCATAACTTGAAACATTACAGGTAGTTTTCTAACAAAACATTCTTTTTGAAATTCTAAACAAGCTTTAAAATAATGAATGGATACATCTGAATGAACAGGTGTTGCTACAAAGATACTTATAGGTTGTTTATACGCCATTTAAAAAATTCTCCCAATAAGTCTTTATTACATTCCAATGATAAAATTGTCTATAGTATTGTTGTTGAAATTTCATTTTTGTTTCATCTACGTCATTCATCATTACTGATAACTTATCTATGACTGCAGCAAATTGAGAAGCTAATAGTTTTTTGTTATTCTGATGAGGAACATATACTGGAAATTCAGCACATGTTTCATATAAAGCACCGAGGTCCGTGGTCACTACAACAAGGCCCGCTGCTAACGATTCCATGGCAGCTACACAAAAAGTTTCTTCAAATGTAGATGGATGAACATAACAATCATAAGTATGTAGTATCTTCATTAATTCTTTATGATTTAAATAACCTTTATAATTTACATTCTTCATTGATTTTGCTTTAGCATATAAATCTGTAAATTGTTTATCATTATTATTTTTAAAATGATCTCCATAAATCTCTGTACTTGAGTAAACATCTAACTCTACTTTATCTGTTTTAATTTGTTCCATAGCATCTAATAGAACATCTAGTCCACGCCATGGTGTTGAAGTATAAACTAATTTTATTTTATCTTTAGGTTTGAAATCTGTTTTTATTATTAGATCATCATCAAAACCATTTTTGATAACTAAACATAACTCCGTTGGTAGACTAAAAAAGTATCTATACTTTTCATATGTCCAATGTGAATTAAAAACATACCAATCATACTTACCGTGGTTTAATTTATTTTGAAACCAAGGCATAAGATTAGGTTGATCATAACTATTATGTATCCAAAGAATATTTGGCTTATCTATAACAATAGGAGTTTTTTCTGGAACAGAAGTTGTAATTTGAACTTTATTAAGAAGGTCTTTATTTACGTATTTGTGTAAATACTCTAATTGAATTTCGGTGCCGCCGTAAGGATTCATTCCTTGGTTTTACCAAAAACCTGTAAAGATGCAACTGTTATTTTTAGATCTTGCTGTAAATGTTCTTCTTTAGTTGGGGTATTAGGATTTGCAACATCTGCCTTAAATTCTTCAAGACTAGAATAAATCTGTCCCGTTTCTTTATTTTTAATTATCTCTTCAGCTTTAGCTGGAATAACTGGAACTTCTTCTCCATTAATAATTACTGTTTTATTTGGCATGGCTATTTATACACTATTATCGTCTTCCTTGTCCACGATATTCTTTATGATCGTTTCTTTTATTTGGACTTTTACTGTGTCTCCCAGGTCTTTTTTTATTAGTACGTTTAATAAAAGAGCCTGATCCATTACTTACTTTTCTAGCCATTCTCCTGTGATCTATCTATCAATAAATAACTTATAACACCTTTAACAACACCACTTACTTCAGCCTGAGCTTTTATACTATCTCCTGCTTCTAAATTTAAAACTTGGCCTGCTGCTTGGTCTGTGCTATCAGCAGTCATATCTACATTATAAAACCTATAATTAGTGCTTGTTGAAACATCGTGTAAATCAAACTCTACTAAATTATTACTATTGTGTTCATTGGTTACGCTAATACTTTTAACAATTCCAACTGAACTAGTATTAATAGTTAATATAGTAGTTAAAGTTGTACCTAAAACAAAACCTTGATTTTTATAAAAATTTGCCATTAGCTAATAAACCATTCAAATCGTACTTGTTCATTTTTAAGATCATTAAGATATGAAGTATTTAATTGATTTTGTAAAGTCTCTAACGTTTGATTAATCTGTCTAAAATTATCAACCGTATAAGGTTCTTGAGGTTCTGGAATGTATATATTTATTTTAGCCATTATGTTTGTGGAGCACTTCCACCTCTACCGTCTGGTTGAATATCTACTCTAAATATCCCATAACGCCAGTTGTCGTCAAGTGCATCGTTTTCTATTTTAATTGCGGCAAGTCTTCCTCTTGCACGGGTATCTATCTTATCTGTTGTTGAAGTTACTGTAAAGGGTCCAACCGTTGTTTCTCCTTGTGCAGATGTTGTATCTGCTGGATAAGCTTTAAAGAATAATGTTACTTTAGTATTACCATCTAAATATTTAAAGTCTGGAATAAATCTTCTTATCTTAATAAAGTATTCTCCATCTCCATCAATATCTAAATCAAAGTCTCCTGATTTTACAAATGCCGATATTGCTATATTTGTTGTAAGTGTACTTGTAGTATATATAACTTCATTAACTCCTACTTCGTGTTCAAATACATAACTACCACTTTCAGTCACACCATTAATTGTAGGTACATTAGGAATTAAAGTGTCTATGTATTTAGTTGCTGTTGGGTTTTCTAATACATGAGAATCTTCATAAGTTGTTCTTGACAATGATCCTGTTGCCCAAGATTGTAATTCATAATTATATGTAACTACTCTATTTATTTGTGTAGCTGAAGCTTGTGGATAAAACCAACTTATTTCTGTAAATAAACTATTATGTCCTGCAAATACTAATTCACCATTTGTAAAGTTAAGACCTAAGCTATCTCCTTGTGTAGTAAATACAAAATCTTCAACTGTAGATGGTAATGTTTTAACTGTTCCATCAAATACAAAGAAGTTTCCAGAATCTCCCATCCAATACACAGCTCCGTCTACGAAGACTGCTGCATGCTGACCAATACATCCACAATTAGATCCAACCTGTCTAATACTAAATGTAAAAGGAGGTCCAACAAACTGCATAGTATAAGCTGCTTCATCTGTAAGAACTAACATATAATCTTTACCTTTTACTGCTGCTACAATTTTACTACCATTATCTAATCTAAACGTACCCGCTGTATTAGTTGATGTTGGGTCATACACTTCAATATCTTCTTGGTCCGAGAAACGAATAAACATAGGATCTTGAGATGCTGGACTTCCAATTGCAGTTTCAGTACCAAAATGAATTAAATGTCTGTCTCGATCAGACACTCTTGTTAAAACAGTTGATGTAGGATTACCTGCTAATATTATTGCACGTGTAGTAACACCAGAACCTGCGTTAGGATCCCATGAAAAAGTTTTTCCATTTTTAATTGTTGCTATTAATAATTCTCCAAAGTTATCCAATGACCATGATCCTGCATCTAAAGTTACGGCATTAGTATTAGATTGTTCTCCCCAATCAGTCCAATCAGTAGCATTTGATACAACCACACCACTTAAATGTGATGCAGCTGTAGAGCCGTCCACACCTCTAATACAACTCGTAAATGTTGTTGAAGTTTTACCTGTATAGTTAATTAATTCTGTTCCAATATCTATTCTTCCATTTGGAGGTGGAGTTGGAAACCCTGTTGTAGAAACAACAGTAATAGTTGTTGTAGTATTACTAATATCTCCATCCAATGATGTAATTACAGATGTAGGTATTGTTCCACCATAATATCCTGTACCATATCCAAAACCAAAAGTTGAACCAATAGGCCCCACTGTTTCATAAGGATTTGTAGTAATTGTTCCACCCGCAGTAACTCCTGTACCTGATTCCGCTACAGGCATTGTAACTGTAAATGTATTTGCGTTAAGAACAGAAATAACTTGAAAAGTATTTGTTTCAAAATCAGCTGTTGTAAAACTTGTTGTAGTTGGTCCTGGTGTTGTTACTGATGAAAATAAAAGTAAATCTCCAACTTCAAAATTATGTGAAGTTTTATTAATAGTTACAGTTGTAGATCCTGTTGTAGAGGTGTAAGTACATCCTGTTAAAGCTGTTTTGAGTGGAGTAATATCATAAAGTTCTTCACCAAAAAGAACATATAAAACTTTATTTGTACCTATTACAACATAACGTCTACCTGTTAAATCAAACCAAGAGTGTATATCTCTACCTGCTCCTACTAAAATACTAGGGCTAATCTGACTCCATCCTCCTATTTTTTCAGGTGAACCATATTGAAAACGAACATTATCTCCGTCTATCCAGCGTCCTTCTGCTTGAGAAGCTGTATCATTTTTATCAAAACCTGGAGGTAAGGGTATTTTTTTAAGTGGCATATTAAACTGTTCCTATTGGATAACGTATTACAACAAGTCCTGGATTTGCATTTATATGAGTTGGAAAATATCCACCTCCTCCACCTCTTCCATAATTAGCATTATTGTAAGATGTATAGCCATCATTTCCTGCAGTTCCACCATCTGCAGTTGAACCATTTACGACATTAGTTCCTGTGCCTGTTCCAGCAGTAGATGTTCCTCCACCTCCTCCTGCCGCTCCTGTAAAATCTCCTCCTGGAGATCCTCCACCTCCACCACCATTTACTCCTCCAGCACCGCCTCCTCCTGTAGAATGAGGGCCTGGAGCACCGTTTAAACCATTGGTGTTTGCAGAAGCTCCTGCTACTCCACCTACAGTTCCACCACTTCCATTATCTCCATTTAAATTACCTCCACCACCATTTCCTGCAGGAGATACACGTTCACTTCCTCCACCTCCTCCAGCTCCAGCAGCTACTATTAATCCTGTTGTACCTCTAATGATAGCGGAAGCTCCTCCTCCGCCTCCACCGTAATATGAAAAGGGAACAGTTCCTTTTATCCCAGCTCCTCCAAAATAATAATTTGTTCCAGAAATAGTGATACCTGATCCTCCTGCTCCTGGATCATCCTGTCCTCTTCCTCCAGCTCCTCCTACACAAACACTTAAAGTTTCTGTACTTATACCTAATCCTAAATTTCTAGCATAAGCTGATCCACCACCTCCACCCCCATTTCTTCCAGGAGATATACCTTCGGGCGGTGTAAATCCTCCGATTCCACCTCCACCACCCCATAAAAAAGTTTCTACAGTTTTACTTTTACCAGGATTTTGAATTACAAAATTACCACTTGATGTAAATGTATGAACTTTGTAAATAACACCATCTATAGTTTGAGTGGTTATTGTACCTCCTGTAGCAATAATTTTACTTACACTTCCAAAACCAAAACCCCTTGCGGACATTCCTCCAAAAGTAGTAATTACAGGCATGATAAATTACTTAAATTGTGATTGAGCTGCTAATACTGTGTAAGTTGATGCTGCTGTTTTAATAATTGTAAAATTATAAGCATCAATAGATAATGAATTTCCAGAAGTAGGAGTCGAACCTCCCTGCCATTTTGTTGAAACATTAGTTGAAGTTCCGTCAATTGTCACAAAAGTTGTATAATAAGCAGTAGTGGCATTGGTATTTAAAAAAGCAGCTGTTGCAGATTCTCCAGCAGCAACCATAGTATTTAATGCAGTAGAATTACTTCCTCTAAAATTAAGTGTAAATTGTCCTGAAGCATTTCCTGTATGATATAACACTGCTTGCTCTAAAAGATCGTAAGTAACAGTTCCTGTAGTTGCAGTATTAGTTACAGTTACTTTTTCTAAAACTTGTTGAATTTTACCCGTACCATTAAATGTAATTTCTCCAACACCTTTAGGAGTTAAATTAATACCAATATTTGCATCACTTCCTGTTGCAGATATATTTGGAAAATTTCCTGTTGCAGCATTTGCAATTGTTAATTCATTTACTGCTGATGCGGTTTTATTAAATATAATTTGTTGATTACCTGAATCATCATCTATTCCAGTTGCATTATCAAATGAAATATTAAAACCATTAGTATCCATAGATGCACCTAAAGATATTATAGCTGAAGAATATGTTTTATTTGTTAAGGTTTGTGTTCCTGTTAGATTAACTAATCCTAAATCTACAACGTCAGTACCATTTAAATAAACTAATTTTGATGATTTATCTGTTCCTGAAAATATAGCTGAAGCTCCACCTACTTGATTTAAAGCAACAGTAAAGTTTCCTGTAGTACCATTTTCTAAAATATAAGTTTTTTCAATACCCGATGCAACAAATATTGTACAGTTTGCTGTAATAGCTCCTGTAAATTTTAAAACTGCATTTCTAGCATCAGAAATAGCAGCATTAGTCATGGATAATGTAGTATTCGTAGAAGTTAATGTAATAGATTCAAAACCAGCAATAGCTTGTTGTAATAAATTTAAATTAGTATTGGTTTTATCTCCCCATGTACCAGCGTTTTCGCCAGTAACCATTAATTCAAGTTTAAGATCGGTAGAATAGGATGATGCCATAATTAAGCTATTATATAAGTGTTAAGCTGCAATATCAACCACTGCCCAAGTGTTAGTTGTATTGGTGCTTATAGTTGCCCAAGTATTAATTGTATTAGTACTTACGGTTACCCAAGCATTAGTTACGTTAGTAGGGATCACGGCCCATGCTACGACTACAGGTGTTTTTGTAGACATTTGCATTTGAACCCCTGTTACAGGAACTCCAATACCTATAACTACTGAACCTGAATTAGATTGTATTAAATTAGTAGTTAATAATACATCGGTATCAACAACTACAGACTCATTACCTAAAGCAGTTTGTAATAAATTAGTTGTTAAATTTACATTAGCATCTGCACTAATAGCTTCATTACCTAATGCAGTTTGAATTAAATTAGTAGATACGTTTGTATTAGCATCTGCTGTAATAGCTACACTTGAAACATTTGATTGAATTAAATTAGTAGATAATGTAGCAATAGTTACTGCTTGAGCATCTACGCTATTTAAAAATGTATTAAGTTGTGAACCAGTTAAAGTTACTGTAACTGGTATATCTATAGTTACACTATTAATTGCAGTTTGAAGTTCTTGTTCTGCACCTGCAGCAATAAAGGCATTTGCTCCTGCAATAATTGAAACACTATCAATTTCAAATTGTAATAAATTACCTGTTACATTAATATTTTGATCTGTGGTAATAGTTTCATTACCTAAAGCAGTTTGTAATAAATTAGTTGTTACATTTGCATTAGCGTCTGCAGTAATGACTACGCTTGTAACTTCAGTTTGTAATAAATTTGTAGTTAAATTAACATCTACACCTAATGATATAGCAACCGTTGAGACGTTAATTTGTAATTGAAGACCTGTGACTTCAACTGATTGATTTATAATGCCTTCTGATGAGAAAGGTGCTTCTGCAAAGGCTGTTGCTCCAAAAAACATATAATAATCCTATAATGGGAAAGATTGATGTGTATGTGGAAGACCTTTCCCGATATGAATTATATCATATTGTTAAGGATGACTAAAGTATTGGATTATTGGAAGTTTCTATCCAGGTTAATGTTTCTTCACTCCATGTATATGCCTTACCATCTGTTGGCATAGGAATAGGTGCTCCCCATCTACAAGTATCTGTATTAAGTATCCAAGAATTATAAGGTTTAGGTGCAATGAAAGCATCTCTTGTTTCATCGTAAGTATAACCTATTCCTGCGTAATTTTTTCTAATATTTCCATTGTATGATGTTTGAATCCATTTAGTATTTTCACCAAATAATGATTTACAAAAATCAATACCTTTTTGTTCTACTTCATTACCATCTTGGTCTAGTAATTCATTGTTATGAATCACTACAACATTAATAACATTATTGTCTGTGTCTATTTGTGCAAAATGAGCCATAATTAAAAAGTAATAGTACCTGATCCTAAAAATCTATAAATTTTAAATCCACTTAAGTTAAAAAATCCTGGTGATCCAGTTGTAGTTGCATCAGGGAAAGAGTTTGGGTAACTTAAAATTACAATTCCAGAACCCCCTGCATAAGCAGTCTCATCTCCAAATCCTCCACCCCCTCCACCACCGCCAGTATTAGTATCTCCTGCACTTCCATTATTATTTCCAAAATTACCATCTCCACCACCACCAGAACCGCCAAGTCCTCTCGTGACTACACCATTAAAATTTCCAAAACAACCTCCACCACCACCCCCTGCATAATTAAATGAAAAACCAGGAGGAGCAAAAATGTTAGATGGTAAACCATTTCCCCCATCACCTGCTGATGTAGGTGATGTAGCTGATCCCGCTGCACTTGCTCCACCTCCACCTCCGCCAGCAAATGTAGTAGTAGAATTTCCGCCACTATTACCTTGCCCAGAAGTTCCCGCTGCACCAGATGCAAGAGTTGCGCCACCACCACCACTACCCCCAATACTACCAGCTTTATATTCAGTTCCACCTCCACCACCACCAGTAGAAGTTATTGTAGAAAATACTGAATCACCTCCATTTGAACCGTTAGCAGCCCTGCTAGTAGCAGCAGCACCAGCACCACCTACTGTAACTGTAAGAGATACTCCTCTAAATACTGTAAACCCTGATGCAGTTCTAAATCCTCCCGCACCTCCACCACCCGCATGAGCAACACCGCCTCCTCCTCCACCTGCAACTACTAAATATCGAATAGGTATTGTTAATCCTGTAAAAAATGAATTTTTTGACGCAAACATTATGGAGTATAACCTTGTGTATAAGATCCGTACCAATTAGTACCATCTGCTACAAAAGTTAAAATATCCATTTTACCAGCAGTTGCTGTAATTGTTGGTGCACCTGATGCTGGAAATTTAACACTTGTAAATGTTGCCGTACCATTTCCTGTTGCTGCCGCTTGTTTTAATAAAAGTACAAATGATTTACCAGCAGTTGCAGTTGGCATTGTAAAGGTACATGCTGTTGAAGCTGTTAGAGTTGCTGTTTGAACTGTACCACTTGCTAAAGATATAGTATTAGATGTAGTAACAGTTCCTATCGTAACTACACTTTCTGTGTAGTTGGTAACTGTTGGATTATTTATAGGTGCTGAAAATGCAATAGTTTGCCCTGATGCCCCAATCGTTAATGTTGTAGTATTGGTCTGGGTAATGATATTACTAGTGTTTGAATTTTGAATCGTGGTTACTCTTAAAGTGCTGGTCATTAGTTATTTCCTCCATTATCTATAACAGTTCCACCTTCAGCAATCCACTTTTGTATTGACTGGTAATCTGTGTTAGCTGGGTCTAGTGGTACTAAAGAAATAATATTATCTTTAGTCATTCTATAACTATTAAATTTATTTTGTAAATCGTAAATTTTTTCTATTTTAGTAATCATAATTATAATTCTGCACTTGCTGTCCAATGCCCAGTTAGTTGTGCTACTACAAAAGATGAACCTGTTGTTAATTGTAAAGTTTGAGTTTTATTACTAGAAACAAAATTTACAGTACTTGCAGTTCCACTTGAACCTGATAAAGCATAATTCATACTACCTGAAGTTCCACTTTCAGTGTAAGAAGTGACAGTTGGTGTTGCTCTCATTTCAACTGGATACTTTATATCACTTCCAATATAACCAGAACCCATAGCTGAACCTGTTTGCAAAACCATCCCTGTTTGAGTGTTTGTTCCAGGTGCTGTAGCATAAGCATAAGATTTTTGAAAATATCTCAAACATCTTCCTAAATTAACATCAACAGGTAAGAACTCAAAATCACTTGCACTTGTTCCAGCTTCTAATTGTATTCCAGTAATTAAAAAATCATTTGCTGTATTGTCGGCTATATTAACTTGGCCCACGGCTCTGTTTGCATTCACTATTGTCCCCCAAGATGTTGCTAAAGTTCCTGATGTAAAATTAGATCCAGCACCTAGCCAATGAAGTAAATCTAAACTATTTCCATTATCATTATCTAATGCACCCGTTGTATCTCCAGGAAATGTAACTGTTTTAAATTCCCAAGTGTTAGTAGTATTTACCGTATAAGATTTAGATATACTTCTAGTATTATCAATATCTTCTAATTCACAAATAAATGTTCCAATTTTTGTAGATTTAACCCAGAATGATGCTGTTAAAGATGACGCATTAGCAGTTCCTTTTTTTAAATATTGTAAATTTTGTCCCTCAAATCTTGTTCTTATTAATAAAAAATCACCAGCAGATGGAGAAGCATCAGCAGTTGTGCAATCTAATTTTAGAGAGTTAGCAAAACCTTGTCCAGTTGGTGTATCAGTTGATTGCGACATCGTCCAAGTTCCAAGTGAACCTACATCAAATAACCATCTATCTAAAGTATAATATCCAGGAGTAGTTATAGAAGCCACACTTGTATTTCTTTGTGCAATACTCATAGCCCCATTGATGACAATATTTCTAAAGTCAGGACTTCCTAATATTTTAGATTGTTGAATAGCTGCTGTTGAACTTATCGCAGCATCCGTGATTGAGCCTGCTGGATAATTGACTGTAGCACTTCCTGTATTAAATGTAACACCACTTGCTACAGTAATCGTGTCTCCAGATGTGCCTAAGGTAACCGTGTTACCGCTGTATGATACAAGTGCGTTTACTTTTAGTTGAGACATTCTATTCCTTTGGGTATTTAGCTTTAACTGCTAAACAATCATTAATATATTTTTGTACCTGATTATTATCACCTTTAACAATACCATCTAGGTATTCTTTAAAGTCAGGATATTCGTTTGCTCTATTTGCTTTAACTAGGTTTAATCTTTCAACTTCATTAGCTTGTGCTTCAAAGGCATCTAATTGTGCTAATGTTGGTTTAGGTATATCCAGATTCCATTCAGCTATATAATCTTTTCCGCCACTTTCAGCATCATTTTTTAAAATAACATCTTTAAGAAAATCTATTTCTCTATTTGCATATAGTTTTATTTTATTTGATAAATTTGCCATATTATACTCCTATTAATCTGTAGCCACCAAAAAATGTAAGAGATGCTCCACCAGCTCCACCAACAGTTCTACTTCCGCCTGATTGTTGAAGAAAAATAACAGAAACAAAATCACTTGTTCCATTCATATCTAAAATTCCATTTGTTACTAGTGCATCTGCTGATTGTCTAGTAATAAAACAAACTTCATCAGTTGAATTAGCATCTGCTGCATTATTTTTAGCAATAAAAAACATATTAAAATTATTAGCAAATGAATTTCCAAAATATAATGAAGCAGTAAAAAAATATTTACCAGCCACTTGTGGTGTATAACGACCAGTCGCAGTATTGAAAGCACTATTACTATCAAATAGTTCTGTATTAAAAATAGTTATTTCTGTACCTGTATTATTTGAAATTGATTGAGTAGTGCTACCATCATTAAATGCCATAAAAGCTGGAGCATTTCCAAAATTAGCAAATGTTATTTTTCTTAAAGCTGTTGCAGAAGTATCATAACATAATAATACATCATCTGTTGCAGGAGTTGTTACTGCAGTTTGTCCTGTAATTATTGATGAAGGTAAATTAACTGTAGCACTAGCAGTATTAAATGTTACACCGCTTGGAATAACTATATTCTGTCCCGATACTCCAAATGTTAATGTTGTACTATTCGTTTGAGTAATAAGCGTTGTCGCATTATTATTCTGAATTGTATCAACTTGTAAAATTCCACCCATTATACTATTACTAAACTTCCTGTTACTGTTTGTGTTCCTGTTATACTAACAGGTCCTGCTAATACTCCAGATTGAATTGTTTGATCTTCACTAATTGTTGTTGCGTGTGTATTTACAAATGTTTGTGCTTCCATTACAGGAGATGGAGTATATGTTGCTGGTAGTGCACAAAATATATCTTTTACTCCTGATGAAAAATTTACTAAATTACTTGTGTTTGAACTAGAGATAACTGAATCTCTTGTAAAGGTTGTGGCGTTCGTTAACGAGCCAATACCCACTTCCCACTGATTGCCTAAAGCAATCGTATAGTAAGTTGAATTACCTGCTCCTATGCCATCAGAAAAACTTTGAAAGCCTAACTGTGCACCAGTTAATGTAACTGTGCTTGTTCCAGTTGTGCTTGTAGTTTCCTTGACTCTATCGTTAATAACGAACGCCATGAAACCACCTTTAAGCTATTCTTAATATTGCATTTGCTGCTGTAAACGCTGGAAACAAAATTGTAAATGTTCCAGAAGTTGCTGTTTTATCTCCACCAAAACTTAAAACACATACAGCTTTATTAGAAGCGGATGTATTATAAATTAATGCACCATCTGCTGTTAATGTTACACCTGTAAATGATAAATCAGAAAATGTAATGATCGCTGTACTTGTATCTAAAGATACTTGTTGTCCAGCGAGTATTCCGCCACCTGTTGTATATTGTCCACCAGTTGATGCTTCATTTGTTGATGTAAATACTGTTGTGTTTTGATCTAAAGTTGCGTTTGATTGGAAAAGTGCAAGTTTAAATACTTGTCCAGAACCTGAATCGAAATCATGTACTGCACCTAAAAGTTCTGCTTTAAATGAATTACATACTGCTTGTGTTATTGCCATATATTGTACTCCTTATAGTTATTATGGGGATGGTGAATTAAGCTTAATGCGTAATACGCCATCTTGAAATTCGTCTCTGCGTCTTCTACCTGTTTGTTCCAACGCAAATCCTTGTAATGCTTCATTATACTTCTCTTGATACAATTTGTACATATCCATCGGACCTTTAAGATATGCAAAAGCTTCAACTAAACACGCATATAATAATAGTTCTGGTGCATTAATACTTATATAAGTTTCAGTATTTGTGGCACTTAAACCATCTGGTGTATAAACATAGTCTAAAGTTACGACATAAGTTGAATCTGGTGTAGGGGCTACTTCAATAGCATTTTCTCTAAAAGTTGCATAATATTTTGGAAATCCTGTTAAACCTGATGCATTATATTCAGTTATAAATGTATCATCTCTAGGTTCTAATGCTACTTGAACAGAAGAACTATTTGTAACAACCACAGAACGAACTATTAAAGCAACTCTTGTAGTAGTTGAGCCAGAAGATTGGTTTGTATTAGGTAAAGTTAAATATTTATTACCAGCTGTAAATGATGAAGTTGCATATTCTCTAGAATAATCTGCATCTGTGTTTCTAAATATTTTAAATTCAGAATCTCTAATAAAACCATTTACAATAGTAGAAGTTAAAACTTCTGAACCTACTTCTGTGTAATCTCTAATCTTTTGTACTAGTTCTGCGTATGTCATGTTATAATAATAGTTACATTTCCAACTGCACTGTAAGCTGATCTTTTTGAATTAATAGTATCTCCACTTATTCCAGGTTGCATTCCATTAGATAAAAATTGTCCAGGCCAAAAATATAAATCTAATTCTACTAAACATCCTCCACCAGGAACAGTATCTGCTCTAGCGTTTTTAAGTCCTTGTGGATCTGCTTTATGATGTCTTGGATCTAATTGAGGTTGTTTTGGTTCGTATTCAGTATAATGAACAAAAGAACCATTCCACTCTCTCTTCATTTCCACGTATGGAAATTGCATTCCTGATCTATCAGAAATAGATAACGATCTTTTACCTCTTGCGAATGCCATTAAACTCCATCTCCAAAGTAAGAATAAGGTGAAATAAAAGAACTTGTTCTTTGAGAATCTTCTTCTAAAGCTCTTTGTAACTCATCCTCATATATTAGTTTTAATCCTTGCACTCTATCTGGGGAAAATTTCTGTCCTAGATAATATGCAAGTCCAGATATCATACATGGTAAAAATCTATAAGGAACATTAGCTTGATCATTATAATCACCAGCATCTTGAATTCTACTAATATAATAATACTTTAAATAAATGTATTGAGCACAATCTGGTGTTAAATATAAACTGATTTTTGGATTAGTTTGACGATCCACATAGTATTGTGAAGGTTGTCCTTGTTGTCCTTTATTAGGAAGAGCTGCATAAGCAGATCTATCAATTTTATCTAATGAAATATCGTTAGTTGTTTCAGTTACTGTTTGAGCAGTTGAAACATAAGCTTCTAACACGTCACTACAATCTTGAGGTGTATTATAAGTTGATGTACCAGCAGTAAGTAACTGTTCTTTAAGAACAACTTTCCAAAGATGAACACCTCTATTTCCCCATTCAGAAAATAAAATGTTTAAACTTCTTCTTGCTGATTTTATATTGTATCCGCTGTTAGTTCTTACACCACAACGTTCATAGGCTTCTTCAATAATATCATCTATGTCTAGATCGAATGTTGTAGTTCCTGAAGTAGCCATTAGACATTATTTTTTCTTAACGTTTTTAGAAACTTTCTTAGCACTAAATCCTTTTAACATACCTGCAACTTTTGCTGGTGTGTTTTTTGGAGTTATTCCTGCTTTTAAATATGTTTTCATTCCCATTTTAATATTCTCCGAAGTATTGTTTTTTAACTTGTATTTCTTTTTGACCTTTAACTATCATTTTACCTTTTTGAGCTTTTATAGGCTCTTCAGACATAGATTGTTCAATAGCCATTCCTCTTTTTTTCTCATAAGAAGACAGTTTTCCGTCTTTATCTAAGTCTGCTTTAGAACTTAAATTTTTATTTTTCATCATAATCTAAATATACCTCATTTTTGTCATGTTATATATACCACCATCTTTCATTTTTTTAGGTTTATTTACTATTGTTTTAACATTTGTTGGTTTTGGACCAACATTAGCTGCAGATCTTTTTCTAATTACTGCTGATCTCTTTTGACTCTCACTCATTCTTGCTGCTTTTGCCGCAGGAACACATTTTGGGTAACCTCTTTTTGAACCATTCGCTGATTTTCTTCCACATTCTTTGTAACCTCCTCCTTTTTTAGGGGCAGAAATGTCTACCCAATTCTCATTAAACCATTTTGCAAGACCACCTTGTTTTAAACCAAGATCAAAGTAGTATTGTCCTGTTTTTTCAAATCCTTTTTCTTGTTTTTGTTTTGCTTTTTGCTCAGTAATAAGTCTTGCTGCTTCTTTAGAACCTACTCTTTTAGCAAGTTCTATTGTAGATTCTTCTTTGTTTTTATTTTCCGACATTATTTTAATAAATCTCCATAATAATCTTTTAAAGATTCATTAGAATAATTTTTATCATTCATTTCTACTTCTATAAACTTACCCATGTAGGCACCTTTAGGTTTCCAATCTTTTCTTTTCTTGCCTGAAGGATCTTTTATTTTACCAGCACAGATTTTTGAAGCATAAGCACTTGCATAAGCACTTGGCCAAATTTTAAATTTTCCTTTTGCTGCTGATTTTCCTCTAGAACATAATTTAGTCATTATTTTTTCTTTCTTTTTTTATATGCAAGCATAGCTCTAGATGGTTTTGCTCCACGAAGTTTTCCTTCTATTTGTTGAGGTATTTGTGATCTTCCTATTGGCATGATTAAACCATTGGTGAATATACAATTTTACCACTTACCTTCTGTGCCTTCAAGTACTGCTTTCTATTGCTTTCTTTTGAATAACTACAATGAACCCACCCACTATTAGGCTCATTTTCATTCCAAAACTCAAGTATACATTGGTCATATTCAAGATTCTGTGTAATAAAATCTGCAACATCTTTATTAGCTACTCCAAATATCTCAAAATCTGCAGCTTGTCCTTTAGTATGCTGACTTTTAGCTGAAGATCCTACAGCTTCGCAAAGTGCAACTGATCTATATCCAGAAGATACAGAAACAGGCATACCATAATAATCTCTTAGTGGTTGTAGTATTTTTTCACAAAGTATTTTTAAATTTTCTATATGTTCTTCGTTTGGAATATTATCTATTCCAAGTCTCGTTGCTTCTTGAGACTTTGTTAATTCATTTAATGTAAAGCTTTTACTTAGTATCATTTTGGAAAATAATTTATATTTATTAATAATCTCCTATTTTCGTCAGTTTGACTTACCATTCTATGTTTAAGTTTACAATTAAATACAACAATTTTATTAGGTTCTGAATATACCTTAGTTTTTTCTTTATCATCAAACTCTGTATAACCATTATTTTTATTCAAGTAATATATTGCCGTTAAAGCTTCTTCATAATTACCATCGGTGTGAAAATCACAAAAATATTGTTTATCTGATTTTATATTTAAATTAGCTCTAATTCCAATAATCGGACCTGCATTTAATTTTTCAAGTAAAGGTAACATTAAATCGTAAGCATTCGAAGTTATTCTATTATTGTGAAATAATGCATGACTAAAATATCCTCTATCATCTTTTTTTGAAGACATAATCATTTTAGATTGATAAAACCAAGATGTATTAACATCCATAAAAAAATATTTTATTTTTTCAAAGTCTTCTTTATCTAAAATACCTTTAAATACTTTTGGTTCCATTATATTTATTCTTTTCTTAATTTATTAATAACATCTATTACATGTTTTTCATACTCTTTATTTGTAGAAAAATTATCTAAAGTTTTAGCCATTGCAATAGGGTTTCTATTTAATGTTAATTCTCTAACTCTTCTAAATTCTGCATACACTTTTTTTGTATTTAAAATTTCTATATAATATTTAACAGAATCACACTTACTTTTAAAGACTCTAACACGCCAATCTATATGATCTGGTTGTTTATAAGGCAGCATACCTTCTTTTGACCATATTCTTATACCAAACAAATTATGGCCTTCTCGTGCAAACCTAGATGTTCCATAGTTAGATTCTACTATAGCCTGTGCAACTATAAGTTCTGTATTTATGTGTTTATTTGTAGGGATGTCAAAATTGAGGTAAGTGATACACTTTTTAAGGGAGGTAATGAATTCTTGGTTGTTATTATATTCAAACCTCGGGGGACCAAATCCTAGGCTCTTGGCCCAGGCGATTGTGGCGTTCTCAGTTTTCTTCTTGACGACTGGATTTGGGAAGAATGTACCTAATACAAATGCTAGTAGAGCTACTATCAAATATTTTATTATTATACTCTTTATTGTCATGACATTTACAGTGATTTAATAAGCAGCATCCAACTGCAAGGTTGTTAATACAATTAATCTTGTTTAACTTCTTTGATTCTTTTAACGCCATGTTTATCTGTTTCTATAATGGCTTTTACTTCTTTACAACTCCATGAAGTAACACTTGGGTTACCATCACGTTCTACTTTTCTTTTTTGTTCTAAACAATCTGCAATATTAGCTTTAGGAGAATATCCTTCTAGCTTACCATTCATATACATTAATAATGCAAATACTGCTTCAATCATTATTTACCTCTTGCGGTATCTAATTCTTTTTCTAATTTATCTACTTTTTTTTCTAATTGAGATATTAATACTTTTGTATGAACATTTTCTTCTAATTGTTTTGTATGTTTCTCTATTGTTTTAGCTTGATATTCAATCAA